CCGCGTACGTTCCGTAACTCCATGCTGGATTCTGGACTGGAGCTGTGTGATCTGGTGAAGGCGCTGAACATCACTGGTGATGCTGCGCTGGAAACGGTACGTGCAGGGCTGGAGCAGGCCATTACTGGCGTCAGCTTGGAGGATCTGCGTAAGAACACCATGATCCGCAACGATGTACGGAAGGATGTAGACGCTATTCTGAAAAACATATCTTGGTAAGGAGGTATGCATGAACTGGTTAATACGGCAGTACTTGCATTGGGATACGGAACCCGAGGAAGTGCAGATACTCCCCGGTACCGCATTTCCTACCAACCCACAGATACTAGGGGATCGTAATAGGAAGCTAGAAGCGGCAATTCAGTATCTTGGACCGAAATACTGTCTGCATGTGGTTCAGGGGCGGACGAAGTGAGCAGCAAACGTAATGGTCGCTGGCCGCTAGGTCCTTACCCACAGTGGTTACTCCGTACCTTGGTGCCCTTGGGTGCTATCAGCACATCCCATATTTACTGGGACACGCTGAAGTACACAAACGAGGAAACACGGAGGAAGAAAAAAATGGAGGTACCTAAACTGTGACGCAGGAAGATTTCCGCCCAATATTTGATCGTGTGTGCACGCATTTTGCTGTAGGTGAAGAAACCAGAGCAATAGCTTGGCGTGCATGCTTTGGATATTCTGGGCGTAGTTCGTACTTACTTGATCGTGTAGTAGACATTTACCGCATGTTGGACAACACAACCGGACCGTGGGTCCCAAAAGGATGACGCCGTGAAATTTATCATCGAAGCCGGACGGTACAACTACGGCCCATTCAACACTGCATCGGAAGCCGTGAAGTGGGCAATGCTGATGTTTGGCGGCAGCGTGTGGAGGCTCGCGCCGCTGGAAGCACCGAGGAAAGGGAAACGGAAATGACACGCAAGAGCGCGGTGGAGGAATTGCAAGAGGCCAGCGAGCACAATTTCGCAGAAGCCTTGACTGTGGCTACGCGCCACGCCGAGCGACTGGACAAAGCGGAGGCGGATGTTTCCAGATACCTGCGCGCCTTTAGGCATACTTTCGTCGCGCACTCGGGGGACCGGCCACACTATGAAACTTGCCTCAAGTGCGGACTGAACATTCGTGAGCCGGTTCATTATGCCGAGGCTGGCTGCGGCGGGGCTGTTGGCCGCGTGATGCAGGAGAAACTATGACCGACACCGAACTAACCTGCTGGTGCGCGAAGGCACTTGAATTTAATGAACGTGTCGAGTCCTACCACGGACGCGATTTCGACCCCCTCCACTCCGCCGAGCAGAACGAGCAGCTTGTGTCGTGGCTGCTGCGGGAGGGGTACGCGATGTGGCTTGCATCAACTAGAAGCACAATAGATCGCTATGACTATAATCTGCATTTGCCTGAACCGATGATGTGGAGCCTCGACATGACCATCCCCGAGAACCGCAGGCGCGCTATCTGCGAAGCCGTGGCGAAGGTACAGAAGGAGAGGGAGAAACATGGGAGTTGAATCGCTAGGTCTAGTGCTGTTGTTCACGCTCGGCCTGCTTGGTAGCAGGCTGGAGGCGTACGATTGGAACTCGGGCTGGTGCCGCGACAACGGCTTGCCGTGGCGTTACTTCGACACTGATTCTCAAGGTGGGCGCGGCTATAACGCTGGGGATCAAACCACTTGGCAATCGTGGAGGCACGATAAATGAGAACAAACACAGACGCAGCAAAAAGAATGGCGCGCGTCCTTGGGACTACGATAAGTCGCTGCGAGGACATGCTGTCGGCTGGAAACGCTGCTGGTATCAGCACGGTTTACATGCTCGCTTGCGTATTGGCCTACGCAAATCCGAAGTCAAGGCGCAAAGCAAAAGTGATCCTCGACACGGTAGTTAAGTGGGAGGCACAACAATGACACGCAAGATCGACGCACGAAAGGAGAAGTCATGAACGTATTTGGATACTCCACAGACGGACCGTTTAACGCTGCTGATCCACAAACACCATGGAAAAAACCATACCCCAAGGGCCGAGTAGGAATAAAACTGCGCTTAGCTGGTGGTGATGTATGCGACCCGCTACTTAAGCGTAGGGCACCGGGCGTGCCAGAAGACGCAAAGCTGGACTGGTTCAACAGCTTACCAGCGTTACTTCTACGCTTTGCCACTAAACGTGCGTGTATCCCGTACATCGCGCTTGGTGCAGGACGCTTTGGCTGGTACTGTGGAGGCAAGATCTATGGCATGGATCTGGACTGGTATAAGAAGTGGACGCCAGCCGAGGATGTGTATGATGGATCTAATGCCATCTGCTTCACCATGCGCTTCACTACACGGAGGGAGCAGTGACACCAGAAGGTAAAGTGAAACGCAAGGTCACTAACCTACTGAAACAGCTGGGGGTGTATTACTTCACTCCACAGTCTGGTGGCTATGGCAAAAGCGGAGTGCCGGATATTATTGCTTGCTGCAACGGGCGCTTCGTTGGCGTTGAATGTAAGGCTGGAACGAACAAGCTCACGGATCTACAAAGCGCGCAGCTAGATAAAATCGTACGAGCTGGAGGCACGTGCTACGTTGTAAATGAACAGAGTTTTGCTAGTTTTGAAATAACTATGTGTACTTTAATGGACAAACCGCTTGACCGATAAAGAAAAGCTGTTGTATCTTGAGCGCCTGACTACCGTTATCCGCGAATGTCTGATAACCAACGCGGATACCAAGCATGCGCTATTGATCGTAGCTAATGACACAACCGAAGCACTAAGCTTGTTCGCTATCAATGCAGATGAAGCACTGCTTAATCCGTTAGTACGAGCCGCTACACATATTGTGGAAGTTCAAACGGATACCGGCGCTGACCGAATCCTGAATTAAGGGGGAAGTGTTGGACAAGTTACCCACTGGTGCGCCTTACCAGCGCATCCTAGCGTTCGATTTCGAAACTTCGTGGAGCAGTGTTGGATTTACGTTATCCAAGCTGACCACGGAGGAGTACATACGCGACCCGCGCTTCAAGGCGTGGGGCTGCTCGTATCAGTACGTGGATGACTACGAAGGTAGGCCACGGTGGGTAACAGGGGCAGATCTCCCCGCGTTTTTTGCCAGCATCGACTGGAGTACTACCGCAGCATTAGCCCATAACGCACGCTTCGATGTGTCTATCTTGGCGTGGATCTACGGGCATGTGCCTTGTTTCATCATTGACACCCTGAGCATGGCGCGTGCCCTGCATGGGGTGGAGGTTGGGAACTCCTTAGCGAAGCTGGCAGAACGCTACGGCCTGCCTCCCAAGGGCCGGGGTTTGCATAGCACCGATGGAATCATGGACGTGCTTCCTCCGCACGTAGAGGAGGAGCTGTCCGGGTACTGCTGCCACGACACTGCCCTGTGCATCGCCATCTACGACAGGCTGGTAGCAGGCTACCCGACCAAGGAACTGCGCCTGATCGACATGACCTTGCGCATGTTCGTGGAACCCGTACTGGAGTTGGACAAACAGCTTTTGATAGACGCTATCTACGAGGAAAAAACCAGCCGGGAAGCCCTGCTAACACGTTTGGGTGTAGTTGAAACTGAACTGGCGAGTAACGATAAGTTCGCTGAGCTGCTGAAAGCTATGGGTGTGGACATCCCCATGAAAATAAGCCGCACCACTAGCAAACCTGCGTACGCCTTTGCTAAGAACGACGCCATGTTTCAGGCGTTGATGAATCATGAACGGGAAGAAGTAGCCCTGCTGTGCGAGGCTCGGCTGGCAGTTAAAAGCACACTGGAACGTACTAGGGCACAAAGGCTCTTAGACGTAGCCCGCAGGGGGGCGTTACCCGTGCCGTTGAACTATTACGCTGCCCATACCGGGCGGTGGGGGGGTAGTGACGGCATAAACATGCAGAACCTGAAGCGTAAGGGCTTCCTACGCAACGCTATTAGCGCGCCTGAGGGGTATGTACTAGTCGTGGCAGACCTGTCTCAAATCGAACCTAGGGTGCTTGCGTGGCTAGCGGACTATAAGATGTTACTGCAAGATTTTGCTGCTGGTGGAGATCCGTACGCTACGTTCGGCAGTCAGATGTTCGGGGTAAAGATCACCAAGGAAACACACCCTGACTTACGACAGTCTGCAAAGTCTGCCTTACTGGGTTGTGGTTACGGGTTAGGCTGGGCATCGTTTGCAGGGCAGCTCCTGACGGGCTTCCTTGGCGCTCCCCCCGTCCTGTATGGCATCACCTTTGCGACCCAGCTAGGGCTGCGTGCCATGCATGTTGAGCATTTCATGCAGGACAAGGACAACGCTGCCCGTCTGCAGGAGATCCCCCGCACTTGTACCAACGACGAACTAGCAGTGCATTGCGCCGCAACGCAGGCCATCGTTAACCGATACCGCAAGGCAGCAGCACCAGTGGTTAGGTTCTGGCGCTTGTGTGATGACTACATTAATAAGTGCTTAGTCCAAGATCATACAGTAAGACGTTTTGCTGGAACCAAGACTACTAAGCATAAGTGCTTAGCCTTTACCGAGGGCCAAGTACTATTGCCAAACGGATTGGCGTTGCGCTATCCTGATATGCAAGGTAAGCCCGACGAAAAAGGTTGGGTGCAGTGGACCTACGGTGAAAACCGTAAGAAGCTGTATGGTGGGAAGTTGACGGAGAACATTACGCAAGCCGTCGCCCGCATAGTGATGACCGATGGCATGTTGCGCATACAGAAACAGTATGCCTGCAAGATGACTTCACATGATGAAGGCACGTTCCTAGTGCCGGAGGAAGAAGTTGATGAAGCAGTTAAGTGGATACGTGAGCAGATGATACGGGAACCGAAGTACTTGCCCGGTATTCCGTTAGACGTAACCATTGGAGCTGGCAAGCGGTATGGAGAAGCAAAGTGAAAATTACTGGTGTTCTTCGTGACTATGAACTAATGGAGCTTAACGACATACAAATAGGCGGCGACCACTACAAAAAGATGCCTATTCAACCGTGGGACGCCATTATTGCTTGGAAGTGTGGATATTTAGACGGTAATGTTATCAAGTACGTAGCACGGTATCGCAGCAAAGGAGGGGTAGAAGACCTAAGAAAAGCCCGGCACTACCTCGATAAGTTAATCGAAGTGGAGACACACGCAACCAATGGTCAAGAAAATACCGAAGAAGCTTAACGTAGGCTACAAGCAGTATCGTGTAGTACGAGTGAAGTCGTATCCGGGCTGGCAGGTTGGCGAAATCAACCATCGTAAAAAGCTGTTGGGCGTAGCTCGATACATGCGCGTCCTTCAGACCGGAGCTTTTTCCCGCATGACTACCAGAGAACAGTGGGAAACCTTCTGGCACGAAACCATGCACGGGATCCTGCACGACATGAAACGTCACGACCTGAATAACGAACGCTTTGTTAACGCGTTCTGTCGCCGCCTGTATCAGGCATTGGACAGTAGATGAACTGGAGCTTCAGTTCGCTCAAGGATTTTGAGCAGTGTAATCGGCGTTACCACGAAGTACGGGTACTGAAAAAGTACCCACGTGAAGACACCGAGCAGAGCATCTACGGGAATAACGTACATACCGCTGCTGAAAATTATGTGCGAACTGGAGCCATAGACGAAGCGTACGCGTTCATGAAGCCCATCGTTGATGCCTTAACAACCAAGGATGGGAAGAAGTTGACCGAAGTAAAGATGGCACTAACCGTTGGGTTGGAACCGTGCCCGTGGAAGGATTCAGCTGCATGGGTACGCGGCATAGCAGATCTGATGATCTTAGACGACGCCAACGGCATGGCGTGGGTGGTGGACTACAAAACAGGCAGCGCCAAGTATCCAGACAAGGATCAACTGGACTTAATGTCGCTGCTTGTATTCGCGCACTACCCGCAGATCGTGCAGGTGAACTCAGCGCTGATATTCGTAGTCAAAGATGTGTTCATAAAACACAAGCGCTTTATTACGGAGGTAGACACGTTGTGGTGGGCTTACCGTAACCGGGTAGCCAAGATCGAAAAGTCCACCGCTAATGGGGTATGGAATCCGAAGCAGTCCGGTTTGTGCAAAAAGCACTGCCCCGTGCTGACATGCGAATTCAACGGGAGAAACCAATGAGTATTGCCAACTGGTTTGGCTTAGGAAATAACGCCCTTACAACCACCACTACTACCACCACTACTGCGCCTAGTCCGTTGATGGAACAAACGTTACAGGCGCAGTTACAGATGCAGACACAGCAGCAACAGTTTAATCAGCAGATGGCGATGCAGCAGATGGCGATGCAGCAAAGTAACCATACAAATCCATATCAACAGGGTTGGACAGATCCTAGCGGAATGTTTGGTGCTGGAGGGCCGAGTACTTTGGGGGGTACGGGAATAGGACAGCAGAATTGGGCACCGTCACCGTCACAAATGATACAACCTATTCCCCGAGATTTTAGACAGGTGCAAACAACGTCCGACCTAGATCATGCTGTGTTCAAAACGCCTGTTGAAGATCTAGTAAATATCTGGCTTGCTAAATTCGGTAATGATTGGGTAGATAAAACTGAGGTACTGAACGATGAATTTTTCGAGTGGGCTGCTATGCGCCTACGCAACGTTGGTAGGCTGGAAGAACATACAATTTGGAATGCGCAAGATCCAGCTAATGCAGCTATACCCGGACGTAAGGTTGTGCTGCGGATCGTGGATAAGTAAGCCATGTCTGTCCACTACACAAACATGGGTAAATCGTACGTAACAACGGCTGCAACAACGTCTGTAAACATACCAACCAACATAATATCCGTTGGAAATATGCAGCCGGGTCAGTGGATAACTAGTTCTACTACTACTACTGCCGGTAGTTGGACTGTAGACGAAGCCTATCCTCCTGCAGTTACAAAAAAGCATACTGACCACAATGTATTCAGAACGCCGATTAAAGATCTAATGAACATGTGGTTGGCAAGATTCGGTGAAGGCTTCATACCTGTATCCGAACTTTACGCAGAAGAGTTTTATAGGTTAGCTACGTATCGATTATTTAAAGCAGGCAAGCTGGAAGACGTACATAACGACGAACAAACTACTACGTTAGTACGCATAGTGATGGAATAATGGAAATCCTAGATAACAAAGCCCTAGTACTGCGCACCCGTGAGCCGCGCAAGTACAGCTTGATACCTAACACCAAGGTACTCAGGCAACGTAACGGCATATACGAAGTTGCTGTCCGTTGGGGCATAGACGAAGCACGCGTGCTGAAGAATCTGGGCGTGCGCGATGTGCCATCACCTATCCTGCAGTCCTATACGTGGCCGGGTAGGTACATTCCGTTTGCGCACCAAAAGGAATGCGCTGCGTTCTTTACGCTGCACAAGCGGGCATTCAACTTCTCTGAGCCGGGTACTGGCAAAACGCTAGAAGCGTTGTGGGCGGCTGACTACCTGATGACTATCGGGGAAGTACGGCGTTGCTTAGTACTGTGTCCGTTGTCGATCATGGATTCGGCATGGATGGCAGACCTTGCTAACAGCGTCATCCACCGTACTGCTGCTGTATGTCACCACGTTAAGTCCGATAGGCGGCGGGAGATTGTCCGTAACGGTTACGAGTTCATTATTTGTAACTACGACGGCCTACCCCTGATCGCTGACACCATACAGGACGATGGCACCTTCGATCTAATCATCGTGGACGAAGCGAACGCTTATAAGAACATCACTACAGACCGTTGGAAATCACTGGCAAGGCTTATTACGCCTGCTACGCATCTGTGGATGATGACCGGGACACCTGCAGCGCAGTCTCCGGAGGATGCGTTTGGCCTAGCTAGGATGGTATGCCCTGACCGAGTACCCAAGTTCTTCACTGGCTGGCGGGACAAGGTGATGTTCCGGGCTACCCGGTTTAAGTGGATCCCCAAGGAAGATGCCTATGAACAGGTACACAAAGCCCTACAGCCTGCCATACGCTTCACCAAGAAGGAGTGCTTGGATCTACCCCCGGTGATGACCGAGACACGGGACGTACCAATGACCGCACAGCAGACTAAGTACTACAAGCTGCTGAAAGAAAAAATGATTATGCAGGCAGCGGGGGAAACGATAACCGCTATCAACGCCGCTGCAGGTGTAAATAAGCTCCTGCAGATCAGTGCAGGGGCAGCATACACCGACAACCGGGAGATAGTGGAGTTTGACTGTGCCCCTCGTCTTAATGTGCTACTGGAAGTACTGCGGGAAACGGATCGCAAGGTGCTGATATTTGCCATGTACAGGCACAGCATCGATACCATCCACAATTTCCTGCTCAAACACGCCATAAGCGCCGCACAGGTAACAGGAAGCGTTACGGCCACGCAGCGTACGCAGATCTTTAGGTCGTTCCAAACTACCAACGATCCGCAGGTACTGATCATCCAACCGCAGGCAGCGCAACATGGAGTCACGCTAACGGCTGCTGACACAGTAGTGCTGTGGGGACCGGTTATGTCGGTGGAGTCCTACATTCAGTGCATCGCCCGCACGGATAGGCAGGGGCAGACTTCGGATTGTGTAACCGTAGTCCATATCCAAGGCAGCGACATTGAACGCAGGATGTTCAAGCGGCTGGCGAACAGGGTGGAGGATCATTCCATGCTGCTCAAAATATTTGAAGAAGAGCTTGCGCACTAGCAGGCCGAGCATTACAATGTTCAATATTGGACAACACAACCATGGAAACCAAGGACGACGTTTTGCGGGAGCTGTTGCGCCCGATGATAGAGGATCTAGTTAGTAATGCCTTAAATGCGTATCTCAGTACACGCGTATTAGAGCAATCGTGCATAGAAGACCTAGTGCGCCAAACCATTGATGCATGCACGCTTGAAATACACGGCCGCGCAGACAGTAAGTTGATGAAGGAACTAAAGGAAGGGTTTAAGTTTAAGTTCAATATAGGGGAAGCCAATGACCGAGTTAAATGAAGAAGTTATAAAGGCCCTATTGCGTCCTATAGTAGAGGAGCTGCTAACCAACACTTTCGACGTGTACAAAACTGTGCATCAGCATGAGGAGAAATACTTCCGCGATTTAATTCGGCAGGTAATGCGGGAGCCGGACCAGTCGCGTGCACAGCAGGAAGCTAAGGCAACATCTTCCATGAAGCATATACAGCAAGCGACCTACGAACAGATAAAAAAAGCATATGAGGCGAAGCTGCAGCAAGTACAACAGAA